CCAGGATACGTAGCGGGCGCGTTCTTGAAGTAGCCAGGAGCCATCGCGCGGGCTTGCGCCAGATAGGTAGGATACGCCGCGGCCCTCGCCTCCGGGGTGTCGCCTGCCGCCCATATCGTGCCAGCGAGCCGCGCGCCCATCTCCAACTCGTGGGAGCTGATTTCTTGCTGAGCCTGCTGCTGTGCCAGCAGCCGGTTCTGATGGATGTCGGCCGCGACCTGCGGTGCATCACGCAGCGTCTGGAGATTAAGTAACTCGTTGGGATCAAGGAAGGACGAGGTCTGCGGTTGGCTGAAGCTGAAAGACATGGCGCAGCCTCATCGATACCAAGTGTTGCCGGATGGATTAAAGCCGCTTGCCGGCACCATGCCCCAGTTGTTGCCACCACCGAAGATGCTGGCGTTGCTGCCGAAGATGCTTCCGCTACCGCCGGGGGTTAGCAACTGGTTCGCCGCTGTGCCTATGCCCTTCGCCATGTTGCCGTAGATCGACGACTGCGCACCGCCTTCTGCCACGTCAATCGATGCTGTATCGCGTCCTGCCTGGAGCGCCCCGGCGCCCTGCCCGGCCGCTGCGCTCTCGCCTAGCTTAGATAAATCGAAGAGCCGGTTGTAGTACTGGCCGAAATCCATATTTGCGAGACCCTGGCCGAACGTCTGCTCGGCCTTCAGCGTCGCGCCACTCCGCAACATCCCCTGAGCCGCCGCTCCAGCATCGACCGCACGCAGACCCTCCCCAAGCTGGAACTGATAGCCAGGACTGGTCTGGTAGTTGGCCATGGCGGCAGCCGCCGCATCCGGGCCGTTCAACCCCAGCAAGTCGGCGGTAGCGGTGTTCGCCGTGCCGCCGGCGGTAGCCCACGGCATCAGGTCCGCGCGCTGCTGCGCTGCCGCCTGTTGCTCTGCCGCCCTGGCTTTGTCGGCCGCACCAGAGACTGCGCTAGACTGCATGACGCCGCCAAGAAGGCCAGCACCCGCTGATATGCCTGCTGCTACAGCAAACGGCATGTCTCAGTCCTCCAGGTCTAGATGGGCGTGCTGCGCAACCGCAGGCTCGTCGCCCTCGATGTGATCCGCGTTGTGGATGCACGCCAGACAGCAGTCCGACGTTAGCGTGAGGAACGTGTGCAGCACGCCGGCCGGTATCTGCACCACCGCCGGCGCGTGGTAATCGCCGAGCATCTCATCGGCGCGATACACTCGGACGCTGCCTTGCAGTAGGGCCGTGAGGTGCGGGAACTCGTGGCTATGCTGTGGGATCAACGTGCCGGCGTCAGGGACGCGGTATTGCTTGTAATATATGCCGGCATAGATCGTGACGCTGATCGTCTCCGGCTGCCCCTCGGCGCGCTTCATTCCGCTCTCATGCTCACGATGCAGACAATCCGGTCACTGTCTCCGACGCACTCAATCGAGTGTGTGAGCAGGTTGTCGAACGTCCACACCGTACCAGCGTCGAACCGACACACCTCATCCTCACAGCGCACCAGAGCCGAGCCGGCGAGTGTCAGATGGGCCTTGCAGTTATAGTAAGCCGGCGCCCAGTTTCCGGCGTCCGTGTGCGGCTGGATCATCTGCCCCAGCGGCAGCTTGGTGATGAGGATAGAACCGAGCTCCACCGCCCCCACCCTGGACATCAGTGCAAACACCATCGGCCGCAGTGCTGGTAGCTCGTGCCACGCCGGCCAGAACACGTTGCGATGCTCTAGCCGCCTAGCCTCCATCGTCACCTGCGCCTCGGGCATGTAGCGCACGGTGATGTCGGTCATCGCAGCATGAGGCGTGCCAGGATAGGTACGCCGCTCCGGGTTCCGGTCCCAAAGGTGATCGGCCCGCGCCAGGTTCAGCAGCACCGGCACTGTGTCCACACCAGAGGCGATCTGCACGAACCGCATCACCGCATGCGACGCGCTCTGACGGTGCCCGTGGCCGTCATCGTGCCGCCAAACCCCGCCTCGGCCACCAGCCACACCGTCGTCGTCGCCGCCACGTTGTAGCGACGCGTCACTGTTGTGATCGCCTGGTTGAGCGCCGCTGAGGGAAACGTGGACGAGGTGAACGTATCGAGTACACCAATTCCGGCGCCGAAGAACGTATGGGTTCCTGAGCCGGCCGCAAAAGTCACATTGCCTTGCACATCCCAGTCGCCAGCGGTCAGGTTGAGCGACACGACATTAGCCAGGGTCGTATTCGACAACGCCACCGAACCGCTGGTGACCGTCAGATACTCGCCGACATCGCCGGCCGCCGCCTCGCTGCCGTCGGTGACACCCTTCAGGTCGGTATTGATAATCGAGTTCAGCGTATCGGCGATGCTCTGGTGGTGCGCTTCCCATATGTCGGCATAGCCGCCCGTGGTGTTGTTCAACGCCTCGGCGTTGAATGGCGGCGCCATGCGTCCCTTGTAGAGGCCAGGGAACTGGTCCGTCATCTCAGTTCGTCCCGCCGACGATAGCAGCATCCGCCGCGTAGATAGTCACTGCGCCGCGCCAGGTCAGCCGGAACACCCGCTGGCGGAATGAGCCAAGCCGCGTCGTGAACACGCGCTGTCGCCTGCCGTTGACCACCTGCGCCGTCAGGGTGCGTGGGCCGCCAGACCAGGTGAACCCGCCATCATCGCTCCAGTCGAGCTGCAGGTCGCCATCGGTCAGCCGCGCATCGCCGCTTTCCATCTCGACCTCGAGCCGCGAGCAGAAGGCCCGGCTGGTGCCCGCCCAAAGCGGCGGGAAAATGATCTGCCTGGTCATCGGCGCACCGAGCTCCAGCCCCGCGTCGGCCGCGTTCACTGTGGGATTGAACAACTGCCCGCTGGTGGCATCGCCGAACAGCAGATCAGGTCCGTGCGACGCGACCGCGTTGACCCGCCAGCGCCCGCCAACGGCATCGCTCGAGCGGTCATGCCATACCTGCGTCGCACAGTCATAGACCAGCGTCCGGTATGGGAAGTTGATGGCGTAGAAGCTATGTCCCTGCTGGCTGTAGAACACGGCGGATACCATCGACAACGGCACCAGCGAGCGCAGGATTTCCTCGACTGCGTGGGTGCTGACCCTGGTGGCCTGGTAGTTCACCGACCGATAGACGATCGCATCGTGGCCGATCCACCACACCGAATTGTCGCCGACGCATACCGATCTCGGGGTGCTCAGGTTGGTGGCGATCACCCCGCCGGCGCGGCGGCGGAACGGGAAGAAGGAGGTGCCGGGGGTCGTCTCCAGCCCCGACGAGCCCGCGTCATACCAGATCTCCAGGCCGCCCTCGCCCATCATCCAGATGTCGGAGCGATAGGAGATCACCCGGCGCAATACGTTCGGCAACCCGTCGCTGTAGGCAAAGTCCAGCGCGTCGTAGTTGTTCGGGTCCCACAACTTGCTGATGAAGAACTTCGCCGAGTTCTCGAATGACGAGAAAACGAAATAGCCGTCGTGATAGGTGACTGTGGCAGCGCCGGGGAACCCACCGCCTACCTGATTAAGCACGTCGGTGTCGGCGTGGCCGCAGGTGTAAGCACGCGGCGGCACCACCACGACCGCCGCGGTCGGCCCCGTGGCGATCGTGTGCATCAGGTCGTAATTCGGGATGGTGCCGGTATCGGGCGTGCCGATGTCGCCAAGGTCATAGACGACCGGGCCGCCAGTCAGCGGGTAGCTGAGGCGATAGAAGCGGGTGCCGCTGACCACGTAGCGTGCGCCGGGCAGGTTGTCATTGAGCGCGTGGATGGGGCCGGTGCCCACCACCAGAGCGGCGCCGGAGGGTAGCAGGGCGGCGGTAAGGCCAGGTGTCGGCACCAGGGCCGCCTGGGTGCGGCTATCGCCGGGCGCCTGCTCGGACATCATGTTATACAGATGCTTGGCGTTGAGCGGCTTGCTGGGATGCTCGTAGCTCTCCAGCGGGAACGGAAGGCGCTGCATGGAACCGGGCGGCGCAGCCGGTGCTTGGGCAGCAGTTCTTGCGGTGCCGCTCACGGGTTGTTATTCGCCATGATATGCAGTGCACCGGCGGCGGCAGCCGTGGCCCAGCCACCGAATGCATTGCCGCAGATATTGTGCGTGCCATCCGCCACCAGATTGAGCGCCTGGCCGGAGCCGCCACCTTTGGCTGAGAAACGGCAGCCATTCATCGTCAGCACAACGGTATCGGTGACCTGCACGGCAGCGGCGGTGCGCGCCAACTGCCCCAGGGTGAACTGACATCCAGTCAGGACAATCAGGCCGTTGGTGAAGCCATTCAGCGCCACGGTCGATCCCACCAGCACATCGAACCGGCAGGCAGACGCCTGCAAGGTCATGCCCCCTGAGGCAGAGGTGAGGATGATAGCATTTGTGAGCGCGACGGCGGCGAGGAACCAACACGCTGAGAGCGACACGTTGCCGCCGGATACCACCACCGCCGACACAGCTGGATCGCCCAAGGTAAAGCCGCAACCGGCTATCTGGAGATTGCCGGCAGCGACGGAAATGCCGTTGTAGGTGTCGAAGTCGCAGTTGGTCACGTTGCCGAACGTGTTGTTCGTGCCGTCCGAACTCACCACAAGCTGAATGCCGCGCATGCAGTAGAACAGACAGCCGGAGACGTGCAGATCGTCGCAGCGCCCGCTGAGGATGCCGGTTGCATGGGTGTGGTAAAGCCCCGCCTGATTAGTGGTCAGCAGGTCAGGCTCGAACCTGGTATCGGCAACGGTGATGCTATCGGCCTCGCCGTCAAGGTGGATATGCCAATCAAAGCAGCACAGCTCGCAGTCCACCACCGAGGAACCGGCCGCGTTCAGCGTCAGGTCGATGCCGTGCATGGCGCCGTTAATCTTGACCCGGTGCCAGGTGGCGCGCGCCACAGCCTGAACCATGAAGGCGACCGGATAGTTGATGATCGACGACCATGTGGTGGTGTCCGGCTGGGAAAAGTTCATCTGGAAATCGCGGAACTGCGGTCCTGGTACCCAGGGGCCGGCCGGTGTCACGAACACGCCCGGCGCGGTCATGGTGAAGTCGGAGCCAATCGCGATGATGGTCACGCCCTTGCCGTCACCCTCGATGACCTGGCCGTGCGTGGTGATGTTGATGGCGTTGGTGACGCGATACGCCACAGACGGGCGCGGCATGTAGACCCGCTTTCCGGTCGCGACGGCGGCCTGGATCGCCGCGGTGTCATCGTGCACGCCGTCGCCAATCGCGCCGTAATCGACAACGTTGGCGATGGTGCTCCAGCGGTCGGCATTGGAGCGCGCCACCGTTGAGCCGGTGGCGGTGATCATGTTGGTATAACTGCGGAGCTGCGGTGCACCGAACCTGCCGGAACCGGCACGCTCGCCGACCACGGAGCTGCTGTCGTTGATCGCGCCGAGGTCCGGCATCTCGACGATGCGAATGCTGCCGCTCATGCCAGTACCTGCTCCGCGGTGGTGTCGGTGTGGATCGGAATGTAGTCGTCGGTCTCCAGCAGCGGCGCGATGAACGCATAGGCAGTGCCGAGCATGCGGACGTGGAGACTGCCGGCGGCCAGCACCTCGGCGCCCTGGGTGTCGTAGTTGAGTTGCACGCACCAGCGGGTGCGGCGCGGCCAGTTCGCCAT